CGCGCCAGAGCGTGCCATCCAGATCGCCATCAAGCGCCGCTTGGCTTTGTCTGGCGTGGTCTGCCACCACTCACCCAATGCCGGAAAGCGCAGTGTCATCGCCGGCAGAATGCTGAAGGCAGAAGGCATGATTACCGGCTGGCCAGACCTGACGCTGGTCGGGCCTGACAAGCGCATCGCATTCCTTGAAGTGAAGGCCGAGAAAGGCCGCACGTCAGCCGCGCAAGACGACTGCCTCGCGATGCTGCGCCGCATGGGGCACGACGTTGCAGTGGTGCGCTCACAGGATGACGCGGTGCTGATGTTGCAGGAATGGGGATGGCCGGTGAGATGAAAGACATTCGGGTAATCGTTACCGTAAAAAATGCAGTAATGCTTCGCGCCATGGAGCAGGCAGGCTTTACAACCGCGACGGAATTGGCGCGGGCGTCTGGTGTTAATAACAGCACGGTTGGGCTTTACTTAAATTTGAAGCTTGCGCCATATCAGCCGTGCGGCGAATTGCGAGACAGCATTGTTCGCATAGGGTATGCACTAAAGCGCTTGCCAGAAGACTTATTTCCGGCGCCATTCCTGCGCCGCGCGCTGCAAACAAACCGCGTTACGCGCGACGTTGACGCCGAAAGCCTGCCGGCATTGATGCACCAAGCGCCGCCTTCCATCGCCTATGATCCTGAGCGCAGCTTTATTGTAAAGGAAGCGGTTGATTCGCTAATGACTGCGCTTGACGCAATCAAGACTGGCGACGGGCAAAGTGACGCGCGTAACATTGCTGTGCTGAAGCATTATTACGGGTTGGAAGGCGGCGAGGCTTCAACGCTTGAAGCAACCGCCAAGCATTTCGGAGTGACGCGCGAGCGAGTGCGGCAGATTTTGCATAAGGTGGAATGGCGGTTGAAGCGCAAGCTAAACTCGCCTCAATACAAAGATGCAAAAAGCGCGATGCTGGAAATGATGTGATGCCGATCCGACCCGAAAACAAAGCGCGCTACCCGAAGGACTGGAAACAGATCAGCTTGCGTATTCGTGAGCGCGCGGGATGGCGCTGTGAGTTTGTGGACGCCAATGAATGGCGATGCCCGGCCATCAATGGCGAGCCGCACCCCTTCACCCTTAGCCGCGTGGTGCTGACCGTGGCGCATCTGGATCACCAGCCGGAAAACTGCGACCCGGACAATCTTATGGCCATGTGCCAGCGCTGCCACAACATTTATGACGCTCCAATGCGTAGGGCAGGGATTAAGAAACGCGCCCGGCAGAAAATGGCGGTTGCTGACTTGCTGGAGATCGCCGCGCCGTGACCCCTGAACCCGTACCCTCCACCTTAGAAGAGCGCCTTGCCTTCTATGAGCGCTTCGCCCGCAACCTTGCAGAGCGCGTGCCCGATCCTGTCGAGGATGAGGAACGCGCGGCGCATTTCGAGACGCATAAGCAGGAGAAGCGATGACCTCTCCCGGCAAGCGCGCGTCAATCTTCGGCTCGCTACCAAAGCCGTCATTGATTGAAGTGGCGGAAGAAGCCGCCATGCTTTCGCGCGCCAATATCATTCAGTGCCTTGTCGCCCTAGGCTACCAGCGCGCCATTTTCCAGGCGCCGCGCATCGGAACGCCGCTTTGGTATGAATATCACGCCATTGAAGAAGCGCTCGATTATCGCATGAGCCGGGCCGAGTGGCCCTGCTTACTATTACGCCGATCAAAACGAATTCGGCCTGTTTGGTTTTGCACCGTTTCCGGGGATTGGATGGCCGCCGCAGCAAAAGGGCGCGGGATCATCAGCCTTGCCGAATACACATGGGAGAGCAGCCGCCATGAAGCCGCCCGTCGCATCCTTGGAATTGTCGAGCCGGATGCGCGCAATGTCTCCGCTTGATCCTGATGATTGGAACGCGGATTTTCGAGACGCGCAAAAACAACAGCGCGCCTTAATCAAATCAGCCCGCGCCGATGCCGGCGTCGCGGTATTCTCCGAAGAGCAGGCCGCCCTTGCCTTTGCCGCCAAACAGAATGGCCGCATGGCATGGGATCACACGCAAAACCAGTGGTTCCTGTTTGACCGGAGCCGCTGGCAGGTGGACCCAAAAGGCATCGCCAACGACCGCGCCCGCGAATTTTTGCGCGACCTTCAAGGTACTCCCGGCATATCCGAGGGCGAGCGCAAGGCCATGGGCAAGCTCAACTTCTGCCGCAACGTGCTAGAATTCGCTAAATCAGATCCGCGGATCGCCGTTAACCATGCCGTTTGGGATGCTGATCCGTGGCTGCTAGGCGTGCCGGGCGGTGTGATTGACCTGAAGACCGGCAAGCTCCGCGAAGCCAAGCCCGAGGAATTCATCAGCCGCGTGACGCTGGTGGCACCGGCCGGTCCGTCATCGGACCCCGTGACCTGGCGCGGCTTTCTGATTGAGGCGACCGGCAACGACCCCGACACCATCGCCTTCATTCAGCGCTTGTGCGGGTATTTCCTGACCGGCGACATAACCGAGGAAATGCTGGCCTTCCTGTATGGGCCGGGCGGCAACGGCAAGGGCGTGCTGGTGACGACCGTCACCACGATCATGAACACTTATGCTGTCTCCGCGCCCATGGACGCCTTCACCGAAAACAGCCGGATGCCCGCCGAATATTATCGAGCGCAGATGGCTGGCGCGCGGCTGGTCACGGCGTCCGAGACGGAAGCGGGCCGCACCTGGGCCGAGAGCCAAATCAAGGAACTGACCGGCAACGAAAGCCCTGTATCCGCCCGGCAACCCTATGGCCGGCCGTTTACTTACCTACCGCAATTCAAGCTGATGTTTACCGGCAACCACGCGCCGCGCCTGAAAGGCCGCTCCCCGGCCATGGAGCGTCGGTTGCGCATCATCCCATTTGACCGCGTGCCAGCCCAGCCGGATTACACGCTCAAGGACCGGCTGCGGGCAGAATATCCGGCCATCCTGCGCTGGATGATTGAAGGCTGCCTGATGTGGCAGCGGGACCGGCTTGGAACGGCGCCGGCCATTGCCGCCAAGACGGGCGAATATTTTGAATTGCAGGACGCCTTCGGGCGCTGGATTGGCGAGCGCTGCACCCTGGACCCCGCCTTCAGCACCCGGCCTGGCGCGCTCTATGCCGACTTCAAAGCATGGGCGCAGGCCAACGGCGAGCATGGGGTGAACAACCAAGAATTTGCCGAAAACCTCAACAGACACAAGGGTTTATTCCGCCGCACGCTGCATGGCGCGCGGTTCATTGCGGGCATCGCGCTGAAGGAAAAGGGCGGCCATGACGACTTTGCAGCCTGATTTGTTTGAGGCGGATCGGGTGCAGTGGGTGCAGCGCAAACGGGGTGTTTGCAAAACTCTCCCATATGCGGGCGTGCGCGCATGTGCGCACATGGAAAGTTTTGCAAAACCCTATCACCCCCCTGCACCCACTGCACCCAAACAGACCCGCGCCCAAATCTTCGAAGCCTGGCTGGCCGAGTGCCGAGCCTATGACGCGGCCGGTCGGCAAGGCGAAGTGCCACCCCTGCCCGAGCGCTACCTGACCAACGGGCCGAAGCTATGGCGCGACGGCGCGGCCCATACCGGCAAGCGGTGGCGCTGATGGAGATGACCCCGGCGCAAGTGGCGCGCGCCCATGCCGACGATGCGCTGGCCGAAGACTGCCTGCGCCGCGCCAGAGCGGCCCAGGAGGCGCTTCAGCACCCGAACCTAGACCAACCTAGCCGGGAATACCTTGAGGGGCTTGTAGCGCGGTTTAAAGCCCTTGCGGCGCGGTTGCGTGGAGACACCCCATGAATGGAGCCCTTGCCATGCCAAAGCCGAAACCCGCGCGCGCGCGGCCCAATGGCCCGGACGCTGACCTTGGCCCGGTGCAGCGCATCCGCAACGGCGCGATTGAGGTGGGGTTCCGGCCTGACCCGGACACACCCAACCGCACCGTGAAAGGTGCGAGGGTCCGCGTCTGGTATCACGCCGAATGGTGCGAGGGCAGGCTCACCGACGAGGAACATGAGGCGGCGGACCGATACAGCATCTGGTCAGAGGAGGCGGCGCTGCTGTCCGAGGGCAAGCCTGCCATCCGCGGCGGCCCAGGCGGTGGGGCGTTTAGCGGGCCATCGGATAGGCTGGTGTGGTTGCTGGCGCAGCTACGCGCGGCGGATGAGGCGCTGGACCTATATCGAGACCCGGTCAAGCTGGCGATATGCTGGAACCTGACGCCGGAGCATCCCGATGCCGTGCGGGTGGGGCTGCGGCGCTTGGCAGAGTTTTGGGGGATGTGAAAACCCTTGACAAACCCCCGCCGGGCTTGTAGCGAGGGAATATAACTCACAATTGCGCCCGGAGCCAAAAAGGCTGCCGGGCTTTTTCATGCCCAAGGCTTGACATGGCGCGCAGCTCCACAACCCGCAAAGGCAACGGCGCGGGCCACGGTGGACCGGCAAGCGGCGCAGGCTACGGGCCAGGCGCAGGCCCGGCCAAAGCGTTCACCGCAGACAATCAGCCCGCACCCGAAGCGAAATCCGCCGGCAAGGAAGTGGCCGCCGAAATCAAGGCGCAGATCGCCGCCCGCAAGGAAGAGATACTCGCCGCGCAATTCACGCGCGCCTTGGACGTGGCGCACCCGCAAGGCCACGCGGCAGCCAAGGATTTGTTGGACCGGATAGCGCCGCCTGAGAGCAAGACGGACGTGACCACCAACGGCGAGCGCCTAGGCTACGTCATCATGGCGCCAGCAGAGGCAGAGGACGCCGAAGCATGGGCGAAGCAGCACCAGCCCCAAACATAGTCTGGCGCCCCCAGGCAGGCCCACAAACGGCGCTGATCACCTGCCCGGTTTTTGAGGTTTTCTTCGGCGGCGCCCGAGGCGGCGGCAAGACTGACGGCATGTTGGGCGAGTGGGCCGTGCATGCCGACCGCTACGGCAAACAAGCTATCGGCTTGATGGTCCGCCGCACGCGGACGGAATTGCAGGAAACATTCGAGCGGGCGCGGGCGTTGTTCACACCATTGGGGGCGCAATTCACCAGCGTTCCGATGCGGTGCGTGATGCCAGGCGGGGCAAGACTGACTTTCGCCTATTTGGAACGCGACGCGGACGCCGAAAGCTATCAGGGCCACAGCTACACGCGGGTCTATGTTGAGGAAGCGGGCAATTTCCCGAGCCCGGCGCCGATCCTAAAGCTGTTTGCCACGTTGCGAAGCGGTTCTGGTGTCCCGTGCCGCATACGCTTGACGGGCAACCCCGGCGGGCCTGGCCACCAATGGGTGCGGGCGCGCTACATAGACCCGGAGCCCATGGGCTGGCGCGTCATGAAGGACGATGTGAGCGGCCTGGAGCGGGTTTATATCCCGTCGCGCGTTGGCGATAACCGGCACTTGGGCGCTGATTACGTGGCCCGGCTGCGGGCGAGCGGCGCACCGGAGTTGGTGCGGGCTTGGCTAGAAGGCGATTGGTCTGTCATCGCGGGGGCGTTCTTCCCCGAGTTTGATATGGCGCGGCATGTGATCGCGCCGCGTGAATTGCCGGAGCATTGGTTTCGGTTCCGGTCTTTGGACTGGGGCAGCGCCCGGCCATTTTCGGTGGGCTGGTGGGCTGTCTCTGACGGCGAGCTGCAGGACATCCCGCGCGGTGCGCTGGTGCGCTACCGCGAATGGTATGGCAGCACCGGCAAGCCCAACGAGGGCCTGCGCATGACGGCCGAGGAAGTGGCGGCGGGTATCGTGCAGCGTGAGGCGCAAGACCCCAAGCCCGAGAATGGCCTGCATGGCGTGGCTGATCCGGCCATTTTTGCCAGCGATGGCGGGCCATCGATTGCCGAGCGCATGGCGCGCGCGGCCAAAGTGTTCTTCCGCCCGGCGGATAACGCCCGCGTGTCGCGGCAAGGCGCGCTTGGCGGGTGGGATCAAGTGCGGGCCAGGCTGCGCGGTGATGAAACCGGGCCGGGGTTGCTGCTGTTCAGCACTTGCCGCGACCTAATCCGCACCTTGCCGGCGTTGCAGCATGATCCTGACCGGCCGGAAGACGTGGACAGCGACGGCGAAGACCACGCGCCAGACGAGGCGCGCTACGCCTGCATGAGCCGCCCTTGGGTGCGGCAAAAACCCGTGCATCAGCCGGGCGCGATTGTATCGGTTGGCGCGAGCAATACCGCGACCTTTAACGACCTTTGGAAAACCGCACCGCGCGCTGAGCGGTGGTGATGGAGTTCAAGCCATGTCTATGACTGCGCCATTCTCTCCGGGCGAGACGCTCACGCTTGCCGTGACGGACGCCAGCAGCAGCGCAACCTTTGGCACAGCGGGGGCGCAAGCTTCCGTCATCGAAGTGCAGAACCTTGGCACGCTGACCTGCTTCATTGCCTTTGGCGCGTCTGCCACAACGGCGGGCTATCCGATTGGCGCCGGTCAGTCCAAGGTGGTCAGCAAGGCGCCAGGCGTGGCGCAGATCGCGGCCATTTGCGCGACGGGGCAGACCACCACGCTGTGTGTCACGGCGGGCCAGGGGCGCTAACTTGTTCCAGCGCATCAACACGCGGTTGCGGGCAGGCGGCAACGCCAGCGGCATTGCGTTTGATTTTAGGTCTGGCGCGCTTGATCCGCGGATTAGCTTCACGCGGGCGTCTGCTGGCTGGTATTTCGACAGCGCTGGCAATCTGGTGCAGGCCAGCACGAACGAGCCGCGCTTTGATTATGATCCTGCCACGCTTCAGGCGCGCGGGTTGCTGATTGAAGGCAGCAGGACGAACGGTATTCGTAACCCAAGGCTTGAAGGTGCTGTTGCCGGAACGCCGGGGACCAACCCAACCAATATGGTATTTTCTGGCCCTGCGGGATTAACCCAGCAGATTGTTGAAATTTCTACAGAAAATAACATGAACTTTGTTTCTGTGCGTTGGTCTGGTACCACCTCTGCATCTGGGCGACTTTCTTGGTTTATGGAAAGTGGTGGCATCATAGCCGCTACGGTTGGTCAAACCTTTGCAGCATCAAACTTTTGTAAAACTGTAGCTGGAACCTACCCTACCGCCGGTGCGATTTTTTCATTTGCGGAGCAGGATGCTACTGCAACCACAATTGCAACCGGGACTGTCGCGGTTCAAGCGCCGTTTGCAAGTGGCACAAGAATAAGTGCATCGCGTGTTTCCGCCTCCTACACTATGGCACAGGCAACCGCTGCATTTGTGCGCCCCGTTTGGAATTCGGACACAATCAATTCCGGCGTTGCCGTTGATGTAACCATCCGCTTTGCTGCCCCGCAGACAGAACTCGGCAGCTTCCCCACCAGCCCGATCTTCCCCGCTGTTGGATCGCCTGCTGCTTCCACGCGCGCGGCTGATAATGTGTCCGTCGCAACTTTGACGCCTTGGTTTAATCCAAACGAAGGCACCATATTAGTTGAATATCAGCGACCATTTGTTGGATTTAATCAATTTGAAGTTAATTTTTCTGACGGAACCTATGGTGAGTTTATTGGTCTTTATACAAGTGCCACAAATCAAATAGCCGAAATTAGACAAGGCGCCGCAAGTCAAGCTGGCCTAGTTTTGGAGGCTGGTGCTGGCGTTAATGATCGTTTGAACAAAAAGATATTAGCTTATCAAGTCAATAATTTTGCCGCTTCGTTGAATGGTGCAGCACCTATTGTTGATACATCAGGTTCCGTTCCGATTGGCTTGACCACCATGAGAATAGGAACCTTTCAGGGTGGAAGTCAGTTTTGTAGCGGCTGGATCAGCCGAATTGCCTATTACCCAACGCGGCTTTCCAACACCACGCTGCAAGGTCTAACATCATGAGTTGGACCTATACCTATCACCGCTTTGCCAATCGCGCGGCGTTTGACGCGGCTTGTGATGCGGCAGGCTTGCCGCGTGAGAATGGGCAGATCGCCCCGCCTGAAACCGTGGCGCTGGATGTGATTGGCGCGCTGCATGACCGGGCCGAGTTCAACGCGCTGGGCATCGTGATCAAATTGCCGGTTTTGCTGACCGGCTTTCATGTCAACGCGGCCTGGTCCGGTGAAGTGCCGGCGCCGTTCCGTGCCAGTCGCATCTCACCTGCCACACCTCGGAGGGTTTTCGCGTAATGTCGCACGAACCCGATGACCTGGATTACGATACGCCCGCCGGCAAATACCGCCGTTGGCTGATCGAGATCGAGCAGGCCGACAAATGGTGCCATGATTGGCACGACACGGCCCGCCGCTGCCTGCGCCGGTATCGTGACGAGCGCCGCAATGCCGCGTCTTCCGATGACGGCGAGCGGCGCATCAATATTTTCTGGTCCAATGTGGCGACGCTGCAGCCGGCGCTTTATGCGCGCCGCGCCAAGCCTGTGGTGGAACGGCGCTTCAAGGACGCCGACCCCATCGGCAAGACGGCGGCCGAAGTGCTGGAGCGCGCGGTCACTTTTGCGACCGATAGCGAGCAATTCGACGAGGTTATCAAGCAAGCGCGCGATGATCGGCTGATTGTTGGCCGTGGCACGGCTTGGGTGCGCTATGTGCCGCACTTCCAACAGATGCAGCCGCCGACGCCCGCTGATGGTGTTGGCATCACGGATGACGCTTCCGAATACGAGGCTGAAGCGCCCGAACAGCCCGGCGATATGCTGGTGTTCGAGGAAGTGGCGCATGATTATGTTGCCTGGGCTGATTTCCTTATGTCGCCCGCCAAGACCTGGCGTGAAGTGCGCTGGGTAGCGCGCCGGGTGCAAATGACGCGGCACGAATTGGCGGAGCGGTTCGGCGAGGAAATCGGCCGGGCCGTGCCGTTGGCCGCGCGCTTGCAGCAAGACAACTCCGACACGCCAGAAGCGCGCTTCCGTGATGGCTTGGCCGCGCGGGCCGAGGTCTATGAGATTTGGGACAAGGCCGAGCGCAAGGTGTGCTGGATTGCCAAGGGCTATGAGGCGCCGTTGGATGAGCGCGACGATCCGCTGCGGCTGCGTGAGTTCTTCCCTTGCCCGAAGCCTTTGTTTGCCACCACGACGACCGATAGCCTGATCCCGAAGCCGGATTTCCTGCTTTACAAGGATCAGGCGAATGATTTGGATGATGTCACCTATCGCCTGTCCAAACTGACCGAGGCGTGCCGGGTTTCTGGCGTTTATGACGCATCGCAGGACAGCAGCCTTGGGCGGTTGTTCCAAGAGGGTGGCGACAATAAGCTGATCCCGGTCAACACCTGGGCGGCCTTTGCCGATAAGGGCGGGCTGCGCGGTGTCATGGATTTCGTGCCGCTGGATGGGGTGATTGCCACCATCCGCGAATTGACGGCGCGTGAGCAGGCGCTCAAGGCGCAGATTTACGAGGTGACGGGTATTTCAGACATTGTGCGGGGTTATTCCGCACCATCTGAGACGGCCACGGCGCAGCAGATCAAGGGCCAATTTGCTGCGTTGCGCTTGCAGGAACAGCAGGCCGAGGTAGCGCGGTTTGCGCGTGATTTGATTGCGATGACGGCGGAGATCATCGCCGAGCATTTCCAGCCGCAGACGATTGCGCTGATGTCTGGCTTGCAGGAGCAGGCGCCGGAGTTCCAGCAGGCCTTTCCTATGGCGGTGATGCTGCTGCGCCAAGACGCCATGCGGAGTTTCCGCATTGAGATCGAGACGGACAGCACGATTGCCGTTGACGAGCAGGGCGACAAGCAAGCCGCGACCGAGTTTCTGACCGCGATGGGCAATTATATGGCGACCAGCCTGCCCATGGCGCAGCAGGCGCCGGAATTGTTGCCGGTGGTAGGGCAAGGCGCGGTATTCTTGGCGCGGCGCTTTCGGGCCGGCCGGCAATTGGAAGGCGCCATTGATCAGGCGTTCCAGGCGTTGCAGCAGCGCGCGCAGCAGATGCTGCAGCAGCAGCCTGACCCGGCCACGCTGAAGGCGCAGGCTGATGAAAAGCGGCTGGCGCTGGAGGCGGATATTAAGGCGCGTGAATTGGCGTTGCGTGAGCAGGAATTGACCTTCAACGCGGATTTGAAGGCCCGTGAGATGGGCTTGCGTGAGGCGGAAATGGCGCAGGCGGCGACCATTGAAGCGCAACGCTTGCAGGATGGCCAGGCGGCGCGGGCTGAAGCGCGCAAGGATGCGTTGCTGCCTGACCGCGAAGCAATGCTTGGAGAGAGCGAGGCGCAAATGCGAGAATTGGCAGCGGCTTTGGCGGCGTTGGGCCAGAGCCTTGAAGCGATGCAACAGCAACACGCCAGCACGTCGCAAATGCAGGCGCAGGCCTTGGCGCAATTGGCGGCTTCCATGACGGCGCCGAAGCGCGTGGTGCGGGGGGCTGATGGTCGCGCCATGGGCGTTGAAACCGTATTCAATTGATCGGCGGGGTTTAGGTTATGGCCGTGCAGCTTTCCGTTGCCGTGCGTAATGCGCGGTTGGACGCGATTGAAACGACCGCCGGCGCATCGGCGGTGATGAAGATTTTCACGGGCAGCGCGCCCGCTAATTGTGCGGCGGCAGATAGCGGCACCGTGCTGGCGACGATCAATCTGCCGTCCGATTGGATGGCCGCCGCAAGCAGTGGTAGCAAGGCAAAAAGCGGCACTTGGCAAGACCTAAGCGCCGATAACACCGGCACGGCGGGGCATTTTCGCGTGTACGACAGTAGCGCCACGACATGCCACATTCAAGGCGTAGTATCGGCCAGTGGTGGCGGTGGCGATTTGATTGTGAGTTCTACATCGTTTACGGCGGGGCAGTCCTTCACGGTCAATACGTTTACCCTGACGGACGGGAACGCATGATCCTCCTCACCTCCACCTCCGATAAAATCCGCCTTGTCACGGATACGGCGGGGGATATTCGCGTTCAGGCGTCCTATGTGGATTTGTCGGGAACCACGGTCACGCCGGGGCGGCTGAATACCGCGATTGCCACTGATACCACGACAGATGTTGTTTTATCGCCTGCGTCATCCACGCAGCGGAACGTGAAATTCCTCAGTATCTGGAACGACAGCGCAAGCGCAGCGAACAAGATCACGGTGCTGCATACTGATGGCACGACTGCGGTGGACCTGTATCAAGTGTCGCTGCCCGCACAGTCCGGCGTTGTGTATCTGGATGGGCAGGGCTGGACGCTGTACGGCAATACGCGCCCGACCAATATCCAGACTTTCAGCGCAAACGGCACTTGGAACAAGCCAACCAATTTCACACCCAAGATAGTGCTGGTTCGCATCTGGGGCGCAGGCGGCGGTGGCGGTGGCGGGGCTTCGCTTTCTACTGCGGCTATCACCAAAGGCGGCGCTGGCGGGGGCGGCGGATGCCGCGTTGAGTTTATCTTCACCGCTGATGCGCTGACCAATTCCGTATCTGTCACCATTGGCGCTGGCGGTTCTGCTGGTGCTGCTGGCGCGGCTGGTGGCGCAGGTGGCAATGGCGGCGCAGGCGGTAACACGACTTTCGGCAGCTACCTGACCGCTTACGGTGGCGGCGGCGGTGTGGGCGGGCAAACTTCGGCTGTTGCTACGGGTAGCGGCGGCGGGGGCGGATGCCATGCTGCGGGCGGTTCTGGTTCTGGTGGTACGGTTGGCACTGGCGGGCTACCAACGGGCGGTGGACCGGGCATTGGTGGTCAAGGCATTACCGGCAGCGCCACATCTGGCGGCACAGCACATTATGGCTGGGAAGGCGGTGGCGGTGGTGGTGGGTCAGCAAACACCCCGGCTGGCGTTGCTGGTGGCGGTTCGGTTTGGGGTGGCGGGGGCGGCGGTTCTGGTGGACATCGTAGCGCAACACCCGCAGTTGTCGTAGCCACTGCGGGCGGCGGCGCCAATTCCGCCGTAGGTGGCGGCGGCACGGCTGGGGCGTCTGGCGCTACCCCCACCCCTGGAACCCAAGGCGCTGCAAGCAACAATGTTGTCGGCGGTCAAGGCGGCGGTGGCGGCGGTTCCACAGTGACGGCTTCCACTTCTGGCGCTGCTGGTGGTGCTGGCGGGCAAGGTGGTGGCGGTGGCGGCGGTGGGGGTGCTGGTAATAACCCCGGCACTGGCGGTGCAGGCGGTGCTGGTGGTGATGGTTATTGCGTTGTGATGTGCTGGTGACGCGCCGTGATCCTGCTTACATCCACGTCCGATAAAATCACGGTCACAACGGGCGCAGCCGGAACGATTGGGGTTTTTGCGTCTTGGGTTGATTTGAATGGCACCACGGTTACGCCTGACCGCGCCAATTTTTCAATCACGAGCGCGACCACGACGGATGTTGTCGCGTCTCCGGCGTCAAGCGTCACGCGCAACGTCAAGCTGCTGTCTGTCTGGAATGACGGCGCCACGCAGGATGTTTCGATCACGCATACCGATGGCACTACGGCGGTTGATTTATGGGCAGGGTCTATTCCCGCGCAATCCGGCGTGGCGTTTGATGAGGCGTGCGGCTGGAAAATCATCGGGGCGGAAACACCCGCTGATATTCAGACCTTCACCGCGCCTGGTGGTCGCTGGATCAAGCCGACTTCTTTTCAGCCGTCGTGGATTTTGATGCGCGTTTGGGGCAGTGGTGCCGGTGGTGGGGCTGGGGGTTCTCTCGCGACCGCTGTTGTGGCCAAGGGCGGCTCTGGCGGCGGCGGCGGCGCAATGGCAACCGCCATAATCCCAGCGGATTTCGTGCCGGATTTTCTCAATGTTGCTATTCAGTTTGGCGGTCTTGGTGGGCTTCCCGGCGCCGCTGGCGCTGCGGGTAGTGATGGTAACAACGGAAGCTCGTCTTTCGTAATCCCTGCACATTCTAATCCAATACTTGCGGCGGGTGGTGGAACTGCTGGTCGTGGTGGGGCTATCACCGCCGCCTCTACCTTGGCTGGTGCTGGCGCATCGGCGCATTCTACTGGCGGTGGAAATATTACGGGTCCAGGGTACTCAATGATTGGGACCAGTGCCTCTTCCGGGGCTGCTACTAACGGTCCCGCATGGGAAGGCGGCGGCATGGGCGGCGGTAGCAACGCCACGCCACTGTCTTTAGCTGGCGGCACATCGCGCTTTGGCGGCGGCGGTGGTGGATCAGGTGGGCATCATAGCGCCACGCCAGCGGTGGTTGACGCATCTGCGGGCGGTTTAACAGGTCCAACCGTAGGCTCTACCGCGTCAGGCGGTGGCGGCGCTGCGGGAACGTCTGGCGCAACACCAACGGCAGGCACAAACGGCGCTGATGGAACTGCCGAATACGGTGGGCAAGGCGGCGGCGGCGGTGGTTCTACGGTTGCCGCGTCAACTTCTGGCGCAGACGGCGGCAATGGTGGTCGCGGCGGTGGTGGCGGCGGTGGCGGTGGTGTGGGGATGAACCCTGGCCTTGGTGGACGCGGCGGGCAAGGTGGCCCTGGATACGGATGGATCGCGACATGGTGAAAGCAGGCGAGAAGCGTTTTGCATTGGTGCGGGGTGCTGATGGTTTAGTGGTGAATACATGCGTGTGGGATGGCATCACGCCATGGAATGATCTGCCCCCAGGAATTAATGATATTGAATGCCCGGCGTATGTTGATCCAGGCTGGCGATATGTTGGCGGTAAATGGCTTCCGCCTGAACCGCCGCCCGAGCCGCCGCCTGAATAATGGCGCGCACCGGCACATTTGACCCTCAGATACAGGCGCTTGCGTGGTTCGACACACAGGCGTTTGCGGAGGGTTGGTTTGCAGATGATCTTATCCCGCCGACAAACACAGGTATTACCGGCGATTTAACTGTTACGCTTGCCGATGTTACGCTTTCGGCGGATGGCACAGTAGCCAATGGCGCATCGGGCGATTTAGCTGTCACGCTTGCCGATGCCACATTGGTAGCTGATGGAACCATTACGCAACCCGGCATCACTGGCGATTTATCCGTAACCCTAGGGGCAGTGACGCTCTCCGCAGACGGCACAATCACGTTGCCGAGTATCATCGGCGATCTGGCCGTGACATTGGAGGCCGCCATTTTGGCGGCAACCGGCAGTGGCCCATCTGATGAACAAACGCGCGGCGGCTTTTACACCAAGGAAGATCGCAAGCGCCTGGCACGCCTGGCGCAACTGCAAGCGCAACGGCGCGACCGCCAGCGCGATGAGCAAGACATTTTCCGCAACGCCTTGGGCGCCGCTTATGACGCGGCGCTGGGGCTTGTGGATGAACCAGCGGCAGAAACCCGCGCCGAAGTGCGGGAAGCCATTGCAGAGGCCGCGCAAACGGCGCCTGAGCCTTACCGGGCGGAAGTGCAACGCCTGCGCGACCTGGCGCGGCAGGCCGAGACGCTGGCGCAGATTGAGCGCGTGGTGACACGCATCGCGGCCATTCAGGCAAGGGCGGAAGCCGACGCCGATGATGATGACGCCGTGCTGATGTTGATGGGGTAGCATGAAGCGAAAATTCGTGTGGTTCCAGGGTGATTGGCGCGACGTGACTAATGCCAAGCGCCCACCTTCCGTTGCGCCTTACATCATGAGCGACAGCATGGCGGCGTGCTTTCACCCGGCCACGGGCGAAATGATGGACAGCAAAAGCGCCTTTCGCCGCGTCACGCGTGAGCATGGCATGGTTGAAATGGGCAATGATGCGCCGGCCATGACAGCGGCCGCGCATGATACGCGCAGCGTCGCGCAAGACGTGGCGCAGGCCTACCAGATGCTTGAACAAGGCTACACGCCGCCGCCGGCCGAGAGTGCCGGAAGCCTAGACGGCGCCAGCGTCGAAACGCGGCTTTTCACCTAACACAAGGACATTCACATGACGCTTTCGGACAGCGGAGCCGCAGACGCGGTGCCCGCCGATGATCTGCGCGCTGATCTCGACGCCGCTTTTTCCAGCATGGCCGGCGATGACCAGCCCGCCGCCAGCACCGATACAGAAGCGCAGCCGCGCCGCGATGACGCGGGCCGGTATGCCGCCGAAGAACAACCCGCCGAAGACGCGCCAGAAGCGCCCAAGGCGGAAGGAACCAAGGACGAAGCCCAGCCGACCGAAGGCGACAGCACCGCAAAGGTTGCACCGCCCGAAGGATGGCCGTCCGACGCAAAACTAGCCTGGGATCGCCTGCCCAAAGCTGCACAAGACGCGTTGCGCGCGGACTTGGACGCGGGGCGGATTACCGTTGGCAAGCCAGCGCAGGGCACAACCGCACCCGATCCGGTGCGGGAAGTGGTGAAGGCATATCAGCCGGAAATCTCGCGGCGTGGCATGGCGCCCGAACAGGCGGTCAAAGTCCTGTTTGAAGCCCAGCGCGCGCTTGACGAAAACCCGGTAGCGGCCCTGATCCAGCTTGCCCGCAGCTACGGTGTGGACCCAGCAACCCTTGCGCCGAGCAATGGCGCGCAAGCCTCGCCCCAATCTGCCGATTCCGTCTTGGGTCAATTGCAGCAGGAAGTGGCGACGCTCAGGGGATATCTGACGCAACAGCAGCGCGCGCAACATGACGTTGTCATGGCGGAACAGCATCGCATCATTGACGATTTCGCCAACACGAAAGCGGCGGATGGTGTGGCGGCTTATCCGTATTTCGAGCAAGTGCGCGTGACCATGGGCAATCTGATGCAGGCCGGCGAAGCCAAAAGCCTGAAGGATGCCTACGACATGGCGGTTTGGGCGCGGCCCGATCTTCGTGAACGTATCCTGCAGGATCGTTCAAAAGCGGAGACGGAAAAGCGCGAAGCCGAGGCCCGTAAAGCCGCCGATGAGGCGCGCAAAAAGGCCGTTAGCGTCAAGAGCAACCCGAGCTTCACCGCCAATGCAGCCCCGACCGGCAGTTTGCGTGACGAGCTTCTGCGCAATTTCTCTAGCGCTTCCCTTTAGGAGATAACCCATGGCCGTATCCCCCGGCTTGAATGAAGTGGTGACGACCACCCTTCGCAATCGCTCCGGCAAGCTTGCCGACAACGTATCCCGCAACAATGCCCTGCTGAACCGCCTGCGCGAACGCGGCAAGGTGAAAACCTTTGCCGGCGGCCGGTCCATCGTGCAGGAAATCGAATATGCGATGAATGGCACTTATCGCCGGTATTCCGGCTATGAAGTGCTGAACATCGCGCCGTCCGACGTGATGACGGCGGCCGAGTTCCCGATCCGCCAGGCGGCGGTGGCGGTGTCAATTTCCGGCCTTGAAATGCTGCAAAACAGCGGCAAGGAA